CCCACTCTTCATCATTGAGCGGTCCAGGTTTGTTGATAATAGTTTGGGGAAGTCCAACCTTGCCTACGTCATGGAGTAACGCTGCTAAACCAATCAGACGAATACTTTCATTACAGAGACGCAAGTAACGGCCCATGGCCTCGGCAAGATGTACAATGCGCTGGGCATGGGTACGAGTACTATAATCATAGCAAGTGGTAAGAGTACGCAACATGACATCTTCGTAATCTCGTATAGTATATGCCTTGAAAGGGGTCTGCTCTGACACTATCCTTTCATAATTATCCCATAGCGCTTTAAGTCCTCTTTGTACAGATTCGGCCAAACAGAGTTTTCTTGCATCATTAAAGGGCATGGGTTTCTCCTTTATAGATCAGTTAAGGCGAAATCTCCACATATGATATTACGCAATAAACGTTCTTTACGTTGCAATTTATGGATGAAAAAGACACCAAAAGTACTGTAAAAATAAGATTGCTACGTTATACCTTCCATTAAAAATGAAACATAGGTGATTTAAAAAATATAGCTCTGTCTACAATTCTCCCAATATCATCAATAAAAAGTTATGAGAGGGAGGAAATTCATCATCTCTACGCTCGCTTTGATGAGTTTATTTTTAGACTTGACTTTTACCATTTTAGTAGGTATACTTTTTATTAGGATGTTTCGTAGCAATATAATGCTTTTCCCTCATCTTGTCGGATTACCTCTCAAATACCTCTCATTCAAGACGTTTCTCACATCCCCTCCACCCACACATTCTACAGGAGAACCTCATGCAAGACAGCATCTTACCCAAGGATGCCCATCTACCATCGCCCGCACCAATCAACCTACCTACATTTACTACGCCTGATATGCAGGTACCATCACTTGCACCACACCATTTGGCTAGGCCAGAGATGAACTTGTCTCCTGAGTTTGCGCCAGACCGACTTCTACCTGACTTACAACATCCCGATCTTACGGTCCAGATGCAAGATAGACCCGCCGAGCTAGATCCATCTGCTCTCCACGTGATGCATTTGGATCTGACCTATCAACAGCTTAACCAGAAAACTTATCCAGAGGTATTTATGGACCAGTCGGGTACAAATACGACCCGCTCGCGTCATATGGACCTCTTGATGCGAGGTCTGGATGCAGAGGAGCATTAAAGCATGTCGCTCGCCTCTATCGGTCCCGCTCCTCTACGCATTGATGGACACATTATCGAAGGTCAATCACTCGACAAACAAGGCCATGCTGTACGAGTAACCGTTCTCCAGGGCGGATGCTCCAAGAATGGCTATGTTTACAATGAAACGGTGCTTATAACAATCGCCCAATTGCTCGAAGGCGCGCATGCTTACGCGGATCATGCGAGTCATGAGGCTAACCAACACACTCGCTCTGTGCGAGATATTGTGGGGTTCTATCATGATGCTCGCTATGTACCTCCTGATACGACCTCTCCACAGGGACGTGTTGATGCCACGCTGCATATTCTGGAGGCCGCCGAATGGCTCTGGTCCATCATTTATGAAGCGTGTGGACTGGGACGGCCCGAATTGATTGGATTATCCATAGACATTTTCGGGCAATGGCAACTCCATGAAGCCAACAAAGCCAGAGAAGTCACGAGTGTTGCTTCGCTTAATTCTTGCGATATTGTGACTAAACCAAGCGCTGGCGGTACATTTCGGCGCATTCTTCATTCCGAACAAGAACTACCTTACGACCAAATCTCTGACAACACCGACAAAGGAGCACACGCCCCCATGGAACCAACTTCCCATCACTCCCCTCAACAAGAAAACTCTACCGAACAGGCACAAAGTCTTGCACATGCTCCATCCGCTTTCGAGAAGTCTGAGCACTTCTACGAGCAACAAAGCCAACTCAATCTCCTTATGCAAGAACTTCAGTTGGAACGTGCCCAAATTTTTCTTGAGCGCCGCCTGCTTGAGTCGGTCTTGCCTGATCCCGTTAAATCTACTGTACGAGCAAGATTTCAGGGACGCGTTTTTGAACAGAGTGAACTAGAAACCGATCTCAAGGCACAATGGGATATGATCGCTGCCCTTTCTGCTACTGGTCTGATTCGCGGTAACTCTTATGAGAAACCTAATGTTGGGCAGATGATTACTGAGGCAGAAAAGATTCAGGCGGCCTTTGATCGCATGTTTGATCTGGAGATAGATACTGCCAAGCTGGGCTATATCCGCCCCTTTGCAAGCATTCGTGAGGCATACGCTCGTGTGACTGGCGATCCATCTGTGGCTGGCTTAAGCGAACACTCCACACTTGGCAATATTCGCGTCTCAGAGAATGCTCCCATTACGCGCATGACTGAGGCCGATACGACAACGGCTTCTTTCTCCTACTTGCTTGGTACTAGTATGAATAAACGCTTACTCAAGGATTATCAAGCATGGCCTGCTGAGTGGATGAAGTTCGTGACGGTGATCCCCATTCGAGATTTCAAGCAACAAACACGGGTCAGGCTTGGGGCCTTCGGTTCGTTGCCAGTTGTTGCAGAGGATAGCGCTTATACAACTGTGACTTTGACCGATTCGGCGGCAACCTATGTACCACAGAAGCGTGGGAATCTCGTGACGGTTTCGCGTGAAGTTATTGTCAATGACGATCTACACGCGGTGAAACAAATACCCACCAAGCTAGCCGTTGCAGCGGCGTATACACTGGCCGAGTTCGTCTACGGTTTCTTGAGTAGTAATCCCAACATCTACGACGGTAACGCGCTCTTCACAAATGGGGCGCCACATAATAATCTGGGCTCTACAGCCTTAAGCACGGCGGCAATGCAAACTGGCGTTACAGCTATGCGTGAACAGACCAATTACGCTGGCAAGCGCATTGGACTCAGACCACGCCATCTTGTTGTACCTCCTGAGTTGGAGTTCACCAGTATGGTTGTGACGAAATCGGCTGGTGTGCCTGGTAGCAATAACAATGATATTAACCCAATGCTAGGTTACGTGGTTCCTATCGTTAGTCCGCAGCTAGCTAGTGCAACCCAGTGGTTCCTCATTGCAGACCCACGCGAGATCGATACTATCGAGATTGGCTTTGTGGGTGGACAAGTCAATCCTGCCCTCTTTATTCAAGATCAGCCACTCTTTGGCTTGAGCTTCACGCAAGATGTCATTTCATACAAGATACGACATGAGTACGGCGGCGCGGTGGTGGACTATCGTGGCTTGTACCGTGGCATTTAGTGGATGATACCGCTCGCGCGCGAGAGTCTATCACGAGGAGAAGATATCATGACTGGCTTTCTCAATGCTGATGGTTCGTCCCTCATCGGCGGACTTAATCCATCAGGCGTGGGTCAGGGCCTTCAAGTTGATGCGCTTGGCAATCTTAAGGTGGTCGAATTGAATAATCTGGCTAATCCGACTATTACTGAAGATCAACTCCGTAGCTGGATCATCAATGGTCAAGCCTTTACTGCTAGCATTGGCCTACTCAGCTCTGATGCTGGAACAAACAACTATCCTTTCAGCATTTTCAATCCATCCTCAGCCAAGAACGTGTTAATCTACGTATTACGAACCGTTACTGGTACGGGTAGCATGACTAGCTTCATGGTAAACACAACGGTCGATCCCGCATATGCTACTGCTGCTACGGTGACTAACGCCAGAGGCGGCGGTGTTTCCTCAACTATTGCCGCAACCTGCACCTTCACTTCAACAACGCAAACGCTCCCTAGCAACTATGCCCAAGTAGAGATTGATACCAAGGTTATCAACTTCTTGACGAATAGTGCTGCAATCCTTCTACCATCCGGTACCGATCACGGGATCACCATCTTTCTTCAGGTCTATACGGCAGGCTTAAACTCGCTAACCGCCAAGTGGATCGAGTTCTAATTCCTCGCCACGTGCTTCTACCGACCCACAAAGACACACTGAAAGGACGCTCACACATGCTTGATTTACTCGAATTAACTTACGGACGATGGAACGGTGGCACTGTCTGTCCAATAGGATCGTACCTCAATCCGCGTACGCTTTGCATTTTCCAAACAGCTAGCGATGCAACGCTACCCCAGGATGGTACGTTCGTCAGAGTTGATCCATCTGGTAGCCAGACGTTTGCCAATATTGCAACCAGCCTCAATACATTAATGAATACCTCCTACACCGCGGCCAGCTTTCATGCATGTACTGGTGGCGATAATCTATCGTCTCCCGGAATGATGACCAACGATGCATAAATTGGTGGGGATGACCTTTATGGTCTCCCCACTCCAATAGTAGGTGGACAAAATAATGATTATCAAGCGAGGCATACTACAGTCTTTCGATCCAACTACTTACACTGCCTCGGTACTCCTGTTTGAAGCTACATCTTATGCGCTTGCAGGTATACCTGTTGCCAATCATTTTGATGGTACATCCACTATTGCAGGTGTACTCTGCGCTATACTTTTCTTTGACGAACACAATCCACAAGATGCTGTCGTGATCGCAACCTTCGCCAACGGATCAAGCGGGCTACCTACGCCTCCTCCGGGCCGCCTGACCTTTGTCGCAGGCTTTCGTCAGATCTTCAACGACACGATCGCGGCGAGCTCTACGCATACCTACACGCTGAGCGGTGGAAGCTCTGGTATTCCCTCAGGTGTGCTAGGTGTGCTCTACAAGGCCAACTTTACCAGTGCCACCATAGGAGCCTCTATTCATCTAGCACCTCATGCTGCGACAGATATCACGGCCTATGGTACGATCGGTAATCTCACAGTGGCCAATAGCAGCATCGACGGTATAGGTACACTGGCGGTCGACAGTATGGACAGGATCGATATCCACGCCAATACCGGAGCATGTACTGTAACCCTCTATACTTACGGCTACATCATGTAATAGCAACAAACACGGAGTCACCGATGCTTCTCACGGACATTGAAACGGCGGTACGGCAAGATCTCTTTGATCCGCTCAGTGGGCCAAGTCTACGCTGGACAACATCGGATATAGATCGAGCCATTGATAAGGCAATAGACCGTTACTCACAATATTACCCAAACATTGTCTACACAGATATGACCACTCCACCCTACCAACGCACCTATCCCTACCCTGTTCCCTGGAATGTTGCTTATCCAGTATGGTGGCTAGAGCGCGTGATTTATCCATTACAAGCATATGGCTCCGCGTTTGCTCCACCACTCGCTGGTATGAGCGCCATTGCTGCCAGTGGCACGGTGCTAGGAGTAGGCACATACCAATACCTCGTCACCTTTCTCTCACCAGGCGGCGAAACATCGTCCTCACCGATTACCCTGGTAACCACCACAACCAATAACCAGATAGTATCCCTATCCTCCATTCCTCTAGGTAACAATCTGACGACTCTTGCCAATGTTGCCACTAATATGATCATTGGACGTAATCTTTATCGTACGCTTGTTGGGGGATCAACCTTCTACTTCGTTACGACGCTACCAGACAATACAACGACAAGTTACAGCGATAACACACCTGATACGGCATTGGCAGGCAAACCCCAACCACCTACGATCAATACATCAGGCGTGATGCTCTGGCCTCCTTTTGAAAGAGATTTCGCAGAATATTCTAACTTGTTTGATAGTTCAGCCGCGCTAGCCGCCGGAGGAAATCTGGGAACACAGGGCA